CGCCGATGCGCTCCAGATCGTCAAGCTGCTGGACTTCGGCTTCGGCGAACAGGACACGTTTCATGTGCGGCCCTCAGAGACGGTTGCGATCGACCCAATGGCCGACGGGAATGGCGTCATCGACGGTGAACCCGTCGGCGACCGTGGCCGGGCGGCGGTGCGCGAAATCCACGCGCACCTGCTGCCACGGCGCTTTGGCGATGCGCAGGGCCGCGAGCGCGCGCTCGAACGGCCGGCGCGAGGGCGTGCGCAGAACGCCGCGCCCGATGGGCGTGCGGCCGATGACGACGGCGCGCGGCGGCGTGAACGTGCGCACCCGCACGAGGTAGCGCGCCACATACGGCGGATGGCCGATGGACGTGCGGCCGATGACCGAGCGGCCGATGACGAACCGATCCGGATAACCCCTGGCGTCGATCAGCTCGGCGTCGACGAAGGCGAGCAACCGCCGCGCGGCCTCGCGCGTGCCGATGAGCGGCGCGATGCGCGGCCAGGCGGCGATGATCTGGCGCTTGCGCGCCTCGCTCCAGTCCTCGAACCACAGGCGCACGCCCTCGTGCGCGGCAAGCCACGGCAGCAGCGCGGCGGGCGCGGCGGCCGGGTCCATGGCCGCGCGCAGCGGCACGGGCAGCGTGTCCGACATGCCGGCGGCCGCGGCGGCCTCGAAGGGGCGCAAGCCCTTGAGCGTTTCGCCGACCCGGCTCACGACGCGGCTCATGAGGATTGCTCCGTGGCGATGGTGAGCGTGCCCAGCACGGGCGCGCCATAGGGCTCGGGCGCGAGATCGGCGGCGGGCAGTCTGCGGCGCACGCGCTCGACGCTCGGCCCGTAGGCCGCGCCGGCGACGGCCTCGGCCGGCAGCTGCGCGCCGATCGTCATGCGCTCGACGGCCAGCGCGCGGATGCGGGCTTCGACCTCGGCGACGACGAGGGACGGATCGGGACCGCTGGGGATCTCGACGGTGATGTCCACGTCGTAGACGCGGCGCTGCGCCGCGAGCACGGTGACAGCGACGGCCTCGGGCGAGCGGCCCGGCGCGAGCAGCGCGGCGCGCACGGCGAGGATTTCGTCGGTCGTCGGCGCCCGCCCTCCGGGGCCGAGCAGGGCGACGTCCACATCGCCGCGCCGGCCATGCACGGCGCGGCCGATGACGGCGACGTCGAGACACGCCGGCCAGGCGGTCAGCGTCCAGTATGCGATGGAGGCGGCGGAGCCCGCGGCCGCACGCTCGAACGAGGCGAGGTAGCGCCGCAGCAGGCGCGCGTCGCTCTCCATCGCGGCCGCCGCGGTGGATGTGGCCGGCGTGACGACCAGGCGCTCGACGCCCTGGCGCGCCACGACGTTGTCGAGATCGGCGCCCACCGCGAGCGGCGCGAGAACGGCGCGGATGGCCTCGTTGACGCGCCGGCGATCGAGCAGCCGCAGCAGAGACCAGGCGCGGCCGACGATCCCGGCCGGATCGGAGCGCAGGCGCTCGACGTCGTAGAGCGGCAAGGTCGGATCGACCGTGCGGCGCGCGATCCACTCGGCGAGGAAGCGCGCCTCGTAATCGGCCATGAGGGCCGTCGTCGACAGCGTCTCGATAATGGCGGGTGCGGGCAGGCGCGAGACGTCGATCGTCATGACGCCTCCCGCGCGAGCGTGATGCTCGCTGCGCCCGCCACGTCGCGCTCGATGACGCTGAAGTCGCCCACGTGCCCGAAGGGGTAGAAGTCGCCGGCGTAGTCGATCTCGATCACGCCGTCGGCGCCGACGCGGCGCACGTCGATCTTGCGCAGACGGAACGCCGGCTCGTGCAGGCGCAGCGCCTGGGCGACGGCCATCGTGAGGCCGGCGATCTCTCGCGGCGACGCGGGCCGGTCGGTGCGGCTGGGCGCGTCCGAGCCGTAGTCGCGCGCCAGCGGCATGGAGCCGATCGTCGTCTCCAGGATGTGCGCGATGGACTGGACGCAATGCGCCCAGCCCTGCAGCACCTGTCCCGTGCGGCGATCGAGCCCCGTGCGCATCAGTCGGCCGCCTTCTTCGGGGCGGCCTTCTTGGCCGGCTCGCGGATGCGGCCGTCGAGCAGCAGGAACTTCGCCTCGGTCTCGCTCATGGAGATGGGCTCGCCGGCGGCGCGGCGTCGACCGGCGATGAAACCGGCTTCGACGACCTCGTAATCGATCTTTTCGGGCTCTTTGAACGGCTGCATGAACGGCTCCTCTTCAGTCGTTTGAAACGGGTTCGAGCGCCTCGGCGCGGATGGCGAAGGCCTGTCCGCCGATGACGATCTTGAACTTCTGACGGCTGACGACTTCGGCGCGCACCAGGCCGCCGGCGCGCACGCGCAGCGCCGCGCCGTCGCGCGACAGCACCTCCTCGTCGCCGCGCTGCGACGGGCGCGCGTCGCCGGTCTTGTAGCCGCCGGGGATCAGCAGTCCGTTGGCGACGTCGCCGTCCGGACACAGCAGCGTCGCCATCTCGCCGGCGGCGGGCGGCGACCACAGGCCGGGGCGCGTGAGCAGCGGCAGGGGATGGGTCGACATGCCGTCGCCCGCGTCCACCACGGCCGCATGGGCCTGCGCGTCGAACGAGGTGATGCGCGCGGGGCGCACGATGTTGGCGATGCGCGCCTTGAGGGTCGCGATCTCCTGGAACAGCTCGTCGATAGGGTTCACGACGTGGCCTCGCGTCCGTTGATGGGCAGGTTGGGCGGCGTCTGCGCGAAGGCCGGCGCGAGCGGGGCGGACACGGGATCGGCGCCGGCCGTGAACAGTTCGTCGTTGATCCACAATTGCGAGAGCGCCGGGATCACGTCGGCGTCGACAGGCCCGAGGCCGATCGCCTGGCGCCACGTCACCTGCCACAGCGCGACGCCGGTGTTGTCGAGCGAGCCGGAGTATTCGTTGGCGGCGCGCAGATCCTCGGGTTGGCTCACGCCCGACAGGTCGAACCTGTTGCCCGCCACGCGCAGCAGCACGGCGGAGGCGAGCGCGAGCGCGGCGACGTCGCGCGTGGTGCGGCCCACGCCCTGCTGCGCCTGGTCCTTCGCTACGATGACGACGGCGACGTTGAGCGGCAGCACCGACTGGCCGTCGCTGCCGCGTTTCGCAGGCTCACAGCCGGTGATGGCGACGCGCAGGCAGGGCGCCTCGACCGAGATGCGCTTGACGTCTTCGAGCGTGAACGTGCCGCCATGCCCCGCGACGCTGCGCAGGCCGGGAATGGTCGCGAGATCCGCGAGCACCGCGGTGAGATAATCGCCGATGCCGTTCATTGTGCGATCCTCGCGAGAGCCGCTTCGGCCGTGGCGCGCAGCTCCTCGATGTTGTCGGACGACACGCCGATGAACGGGCGCGCGGGGATCGTGACCGACTTCGCGAACGCGCTCTTGCCGCCGATCCTGAACGCGAGCGCCTTCGCGTTCACCGGCCGGATCAAAGCGCCGAACTGGTGGACGCGCGCGCCGATCCAGCCCGTGCCCCATGAGGCCGTCGTGTCGCTCGAACGATGGTCGATGGATTGATAGAGATGCGCGCCCGTGGCGAAGAGCGCGCCGCGGCCGTCGCGCGTGCGCGGCCAGGCTGCGCCCTCGGGCGACGTCTTTTCGGACTGGATGCGACGCTGCGTCTGCGACGCGCCGAGCCGCGCGAGCCCGTCCATCAGCTCCGCGCGGCCGGAGCCGCTCAGATGCTCCAGCATGGCGAGCGCGCCCGCCAGCCCGTTGATGGTGATGTCGACGCCGACGCTCATCACAGGCCCCGCAGCGTGTCGCGCGAGAACACGCGGCCGGGCGCGACGAGCACCGCTTCGCCGGGTGTGATGTCGCCGCCGCTCGCGCCGTCCGCGCCGGCGCTCGCCGTCGACTGAATGGCCACGTCCGCGCGGCCCGCGGCCACGTCGCGCAGGTAGGCCAGGGCGGCGTCATGCCGCTTCTGGATGATCTCGGTCATGCGGTCGGCGCTGGTCGCGAGGTGGCCGACCGCCAGATCCACGGTCACGCCGCGCAGCATGATCGCGCCGGCGTGCGAGAGGCTGAGCGGCAGCGGGAAGCGCCGCGACACATAGCTGTCGATCATGGCCGGCGCCTGCTCGAGCGACGCGGCGATC